CAGGCCCCACCAGCCAGTCATCATCCTCGATGCTCGCCATCTGTCGCGCAAGGCGGTCATCGTCGGCGTCGTCGCCGCCGTCTGCGTTGTTCGCCTTCAGCGTGGCCAGCATCGCGGCGGCCAGTGCTTGCCGGTTGTCGATATTGATGGCCGGCATGCTGATCGGCGGCATCGTCACATGAACGTTGATGACCGGCACGGGCCACATAGGCTGTTGCGACTCGACTGGCACTGGCAGCATCACCGGATCGTCGCGCCTTTCTGGCAGATTGTCGTTGCGTTCTTGCTTCGGCGCCCCCCAAATCTTCCCGCCGCCAAGTCCGGCCTTCACCAGATACTTCGGCAGCCGGTCGTTTTTCTCCAGCGACGTAACCGCATCCTTGTATATTTTCTCGCCATTGAACTTCAGCGATTCCGTCGGGAACTTGTCAAGCAGCTTCGGCGCCGACTTGTCCCGGTTGTCGAGGAAGATGAACTTCGTGCCGTCGTCCTTGTGCTTCTCCGCGAAGTCGTGCATGTTCTTCGCGCCCTCAGCATAGCTGTCAGCGAAAAGACGGGCATCAACCATGCGGCCCTTGTTCTCCGCGCGCCGAACGACGCCGCGATCCTTGGCGTCCCATGTGTCTCTCGGATCGGCCATGACGAAGGCGAAGGTCGCCTTGATGCCGCGCTGATCGCACTCCTTTTTAACCCACGCATTTTCCGTGGCGTTTTGCTCCCCGGCGGCGTCCCAAATTGCCCCGACTTGCTTCGCCGGCGGCAGCATCCCGTGGTGTGGATCGTCGGCTTGCTCGGAACGGGAGAGCGATGAACCTTTGCCAGCGGCGCAGTTGTGCGTGACCGTGAAGTCGCCCATCAGATAAAGATGATCGGCGTCGAGAACGAAGCCGAAGTAATCGCCGTCGCCAAACGGATCAATCGCATAGCCGGTGTTCAGCACGTCCTTGGTCGGATTCCCGTTAGCCCTCTGCGCAAGGCGGGGTTTGGCTTGCTTGCGAACAACCCGCGTCGGAATCTGGCTAACGTCCCCGGCAATGTGCATTAGCCAGTATGTTCCAGAGATGCCCGTCAAGGTGTTTGTTTTCGTGACGCGCTTGGCATAGGCTGCGAAGCCGAGCGAGCGAGCTAAAAACTCGACTTCTCTCGCAAGCCGCTCTCTGTTCGTAACGAACTCGAAACCTGTGTTGCCGATCTTTTGGTCTAAGTAGCCGTCGCTGTCAAGTAGTCCAGCGAGCACCGCCAGCCGCGTTGGTCGGTCGTTGGCCAAATAGCACTGGGGAATGTGTTTATTCCGCCACACACCAATAGCCCGGAGTCCTTGAACGATGGGATTCTTCCGGCCCGCGCCCTCTTTTCCAAACTGGATTTTGGGATGAGGCACCGAATCTTTTATTCGGCTTCGGGTAGGCGGAGAGGCACACAATTCCCTGAGAACTTCGCGGATCTCCGCGTCCGCCGTCGTGATCTGCGGAACGCAATGCGTACCATCGCCAAGCCACAGTCCCAAGAAATACGGATCGAGAGCCACCGGTGAGTATGGGAACTCGACACCCGTCCGGTAAATCCACGAGTTACGGCGGAAGGAGTCGCCTCGTGCCAGCACGTCCCGCACGCTCAGGTTGAGCGTCACCCACTTCGTTCTCTTCGCGCTACCTAGTCCGCGCCGTGTCTTGATTGAGAGGATATGTCCTTCATTCACAACGAATGACCTGCCTCGTTTGGGAATCACGCGATACATTTGATCGTGGCCTCGCACAAGGCTCAGTATGTTGCGGGGCTTGGAGTCCGGCCCCATTAACTGATCGCCAACGGCCACATCCTGAACCATCTTCACCGATCCGTCGAACATCAGAATCGGTGTGTCTTTGGCGTGACAACCACCGTTCGTCACCAACACGCTCCGCCTCGGATCGCCCTCCGGGTATTTGCTCACCGTCTTGTCCAGGTACTCGACAAACGCCCGCTTGGCGACCGCGTTTGCCGTCTGATGCACCGCCGCATTGTACTGTGCCATCGCCCGTTTCGATTCGTCGGGCAGCGGCTCGCCGGCCTTCGCCTTGCCGGGGTTCCAGTCGCGATTCAGCATCTTCACGTCGTCGGTTGCGAAGATGTTTGGGGCGGCGCCGACCTTGCCCTTTTCAAGCGCGTCGAGGTACTTGCCGGCCATCTTGTCTGGGTCCGCAAGATACTTCTCGGCGAAGCGGGATTCAACCTCGCGCTGGTCTTTGTCGAGGTTCGGCAGGCGCGGGATGCCGCCGGGCGGCGGAACCTCCATCGCAGGGACGCCGACGCGGGCATGATCCACAAGGCCGGTGTCTGTGTTCTTGGCGTTCAGGTCGGGGTTGTACGCCTTGCCGCTGGTGCTGGCGCCGCCAGGGAGAGCCTTGCTGGTTGTGTCAGCCGGCTTGTCGCCGGTCGGCGTCTTGTCGCTGGGTTGATCGGGGGTCTTGCCTTCTGGGCATGGGCCGGGGATGCCGCTGCCGGCGCCGCCGCAACGCTCCTCCGGGTCGCTCGCTATACGTTGCATGCACTCGCTCACCGCGCCTTCGAGCTTCGCCGCCGTGACCTCTCCGGATACCGTCAGCAGTTTCTCGCGGATTTCGGCGAGCAGGTCGCCGGCGAGCTGGTCTACAGACATGCCGATCCCGCGAAAGGCGTTCAGGGCCTCGCATCCAGGCTTCATCGCCTCAACCACAATGCTACGGTGCTCATCGCCGAACGTGTCCAGCCACGTCAGGAATGTCTTCGGCTGCTTGGCGGCCTTGCGTGCGTGGATGGCGATCCGCTTCACCATGCGGGCGCTGGCATCCCGCAGCACGGCCTTGAGCGGTTCCGCCGTCTGTTCGAAGCGGGCCTGCTGCGCCTTCAGTGCCGCGTCGCTGGCTTCCAGCCGACTCAGAATCGTGTCGAGCTTCTGGTGGGTGCCGTCATCGCGCGTGTCGGCCCCCTCGTCGTCAGCCGTGACGGATTCCAAGTGCGCCGGATACAGTTTGGCCGAATCCGCATAATCCAGCACGGCGAGCGCGTCGGCCACGTTCTGTATCTCGTCATCTTCGTCAGTAGGCGGCGGCTGCGGATCGTCCTTGTACATTTCGTCGGTCAGAGCGATGGCGGCGGAAAGACCGGGCACTTTCTCCATCGCCATGCCGAGCAGTTCCAGGTACCAGTCCGGATTCGCAACCTGCGCAAGAGTTGCGTCCAGTTTCGTTTTGTCGATCACATGCTGTGCCATGTCACGCCGCCTTCCGATTTCCGGCCACGGCCAAGAATTCGTTGAGGTGCATGGTGCCCTTGCCGGTGTTGCTCACATTCTCCAAGGCTCTCACTACATCGTGCGGAGTGATGTCGCCGTACTTGACGCGGTTCAGCACCGAATCGTAGAAGCCCTTCATCTTCGATTCTTCCTTCGTCGTGAGCTTCGGCCCCTCTTTGACGGCGGCGGCGGCCTCCTTGGCGCTCAGGTTCAAATACTCCGCCTTGCCGACTCCGCCCTTGCCAGGGATGCTAACCGCGTCATCGTGAATCAGGGCGGTAACGACGCGGGCCGTGTAAGGCACCTTGTTGTCTCCCGCTGCCTCGATGCGTTTGATTTCAGCCATGCGATCAGACGCCGGCTTTTGCAGGCGGTCAATGTAGTCCTCTTTAGCCTTGCTGCCGATCTTGGGCGATACTACCCGCTCACGGGCAGCCTGCCCTATCGACGCCCCCTTTGTCGCCGGCGCCAACTTCAATTCGCTCGGGATAATCTGCGAGGCTGCTGGTTTGGCGCCGCCGCCCAGGTACTGTTTCGCTTCATCCAGGGACAGATGGCCGTGACCGCTGGCGGAGATTCCGGAAAGGACTTCCTTCATCTGGTCCGCGTTGACCTTGCCCTCAGTCAAATCGCGCAAAACGCCCTCGCGGACATTACGCATGTACGTGGCATGTCCGGATTGAGCATTCACCCCGTTATGGGAAACGTCGTGAAGGGCTTCCTTGTAGAGCGGATCGTTGACGATAGTCCCCTTGGCAATCACGCCATTTATCAGCCGATCAGAAAACTTGATACCCACGGCGGCCTCAGTAGTCTTGATTTGCTCCAGCCTAGCCTGATGGTCGCGGGCAGGTGCTGACTCATGCGCCGATGCCAATTTCTCGCGGATGGCGAGTCCAACCTGGGCCTTGGATTTGCCGGCTTGATTTTCGACGCCGATAGCCTTGGCGACATCTCTCAATCCCTTCACGCCGATGCCGCCCCGTTCCTTGCCGGCGGCTTCAACCTTTTCCATGACGGCTTTGATGTGTTCTTGATTTGTGGTTCGGACCGCGAGCTGTGCTCCGGTGGCGATGCCCTCGATCTTCTTTGCGGTGTCAAGGTTCTTTTGGGCCTTCGTTAAGGTCTTTTGAGTGGCAACTTTCTCCTTTGTGTTCTTGGCGGTCAGCAATCTATCCTTGATCGCAGCGACCTTAGACTCGGCGGCGCCGACGCCGCTGCTCCATTTGCCGGTGGGGTCGCGCGCCTGATCGTCCGAGTAGCGGGCCTCCGTGTTTGCCTCGCGCAGCGAAACGACAATCCCATAGTGGACGTACTCGTTCTCGTCGTCGCGGTCCTCCCAGCGCGCCAGGAAGTCAATCGTCGGCATCGTCACACGCCCGGCGGACGGGTCTTGCAAGGTGATCGTCTTAACGTCGGCCCCACACACAACCACGTAATGCCCAGAGCGCTCTTCGGGGATTTCCTCCGGGTCGTCCTCGTAGGCCTGGATTGCCGCGATGATCGGCGAGCCGGCCCGGACGGCTCGTGCCAGGTCGCCGATGGTCAGGTCGTCCTTCGCCGCGACGTGCAGGCCGAGAGAGGCCAAGTACTCGGCGATGGCCGCCGGCGTGGTGCCGTTCGCCTTCGTAGTGCCGAGTGCGTCGATATACTCCTGCTCCGTCTCAGGGCCGACGTTGAAATAGCTGGCCACGCTCATCGTCGCCGCCGGACCGCAATCAAAGTCGGATTTCTGCCGAACGTTGGGAACGTCAAGGATTTTGGCATCTGGGGCATCGTCGCCGCGCTGAACTGGGGGAGGCGGCAGCATCCGCGCAGCCGGCGTGTCGAGCACAACAGCGGCACCGGCGGCGGTGTCGTCCTTCGCCGGGACTGCTGGCGGTTCGACTGTCTGGTCGCCTGGAGCGGCATTCGGATCACCCCCAGACGGGGCCATGTTCATCGGCGTTAGGTACTGGTTGCCCTTGCCGTCCTCTCGCGGGTTCATGTTCTCGAGCGCCCGCACCTCATCCGGGCTCATCCACGAATTCTGAATCGCCGAGACGTAGTAGCTCGTGCGCGCGGTCAGGTCGGAACGCAGCAGCGCCTGTCGCAGAAATTCGACCGTATGCGTATCGGCCTGTTTCTGATCTTCCGTCAGGAGCTTGTCGATGAACTCCTCTTCTATTCCGATCAGCCACGGATCGAGACTTTCGGAAAGGTAGGAAGCCTGCTCTTGTTCGAGCGACGAAAAACTCGTGCGCGCCGTGTGGCCGACTTTATGCGGAGGCAGGTGGAACCAGTTGGCGACCTCCAGCAGCGAGAACTCGCGGGCTTCCAGGAGCTGGGCTTGCTTGGCCGAAAAGCTGTACGGCTTCGCGGTCATGCCTTCTTCGAGGATGGCGACCGTATGGGATTTGTCGATGCCCCGGTGCATCTTTCCCCACGACTCGCGCAGGTTCTTGGAGGCTTGTGCGGACAGTCGGTTGGGGTGTTCGAGGATCAGGGCCGGTTCGGCGCCATTGGCGAACACGAGTGCACCGAATTTCCGCGCTGCAAGGCCGAGTCCGATCGAGTCGCGCGCGTAAGAAATCACGTCGTAGCCGGAAAGCCCGTCGTGACCGAGGCCGCGAAAGTGCAAGACATCCTCGGCAACAAGTTTGCGTTGCTCGGTTTGGATTGGCTGGCCCTGGCCCGAACTGAGCGAGACGGTGGTGACGTACCAGAGCCGCGAGTTTTCACGTACAGGATACGTCCGATCCGGCATCAGCGGCAGCAGAGATTGCGGCGTGCCGTCGGCGTTGCGGAAAATGTAGGCATACCCATTTCCGCGTAGCAGCACATGCGCCATCAGCGTTTGTTTGAACGTGAAGGCGCCCATGTACTCGTTCGGTTTCCAGCGGAGCAGACGAAATGCGGGGTGGTCGGTATCGCGCGACTTGCCCTTGCCGTCGCGTTTGTAGACCATCGTCGGCAGCTTGCCAACGTCGCGGGAAATGAGGTTGATCGCTCGCCAGACGGCATCGTAGGTCAGGGCGGTCCGCTCGTTGACGCGGACGCCAGAATCGGAGGGGCCGCCCCCGGAAAAGTCGTCCCAGGCCGACGGGTCTTGGAGGCTGATCGACGGGTTTTCTAACGACCGACTTGCCAATCGAACGATGCCCATTGCTTCTTACCCGGCCCGTTGAAACGACAAAAGCCTCGCACGATCCCCGGCTGGATAATGCAGGCTAATGGGGTGGGGCGTCCGGGGGCAATTTATCGCCGGCATGTCGTTCGGCCAGCACAGCCGCTGTGAACGCCCCGGCCCCGCCAACGATCAGCGCGGCCGCCGGATAAATCCACCACAAGCCCACGAGCACGGCGACCACGCCGCCTAGCCCCAGCCCCTCGCGTAGCAACGGCGACCAGTCGCGGCGCGGCTTGCGGGCGGTCGCTTCCGCGCCGATGGCCGCCGGCGCCACGGCCACGCACGCATCGCAGTAGTGGTCGCCGTCCATGACTTCGGCGACGTGGCCTTCGCCAATCGGCTCCTCGCACATGGCGCAGATGATTTGTCCGGGTTCAGCCTTCGCCACCGATATCCCTCCAGAGATTGGCATAGTCCTCGATTGGTAGAACTATGAAGCAATAGGTGATGTCGAAACTGCCGTCCAGATTTCGGCGAACCTGCGAACATGGCTTGTTCAGCATGTCTCGGCGGTTCATGGTTTCACATCCTTCAGCGGCTCAGGCGCCGGCTGCAATCGTTCGATGACGCGATTTGTGCCGGCACACAACAGTTCTCCCTCGCGTCCTGGCCCGTGCGGCTTGACCACGCCATCATCGGCGAAGACGCTCTTGCCGCAACAGGGGCACATGATGATATCAGTCACAGTATCGTGATTCCTTGAGTGTCGTACAACCCCGTCAACACCGCCATTGACCGGCCGCGAGCCATACAGGCCGCAACAATTCCGTCGATCTTCTCGTGGCTCGCCCTCTTGCTTGGCTTCACGTTCTCCGCCGCGTCCGTTTCGGCGCTGACGTTCGACGCCATCCACCTGAGCACCGGATGCCCGCCATGCCGGAGCTTGCCTCCCAGCATCAACTTCTCGAATTCCTTCGCCGGCACGCTCATTGAAGCATACCCCTGACCGAAAAGGAACATCGACAGGCCGTCACCCTTGAGCTGCGTCACGAGCTGCGAACTATTCCAGCGGTCAACGCCGATGTCGCGGATAAAGTATTTCTGACTCAGTTCGCGGATGTCCTCGCGGATGCGGTCGTAGTCGGTCACGTTGCCGGGCGTCGCGCGGATGAAGCCACGCCTGACCCACTCATCAAGGCGAGTCTTGTTCCGCCGCTCCCGCTCCTTGCACGCCTCTTCCGGCACCCAGAAAAACGGCAGCACATACACCAGGTCGCCAACCGTAAATTCCAACACCAGCGAGCATGTGTCTTGCGTCGATGCCAAGTCGAGACCGCCGAAACATTCCAGGCCATCGAGGATTGCCGGGTCGAATGGCGCGCCGCAGGCGTCCCAGAACTCCATGTTGAGCCAGCGCGTTTCGTTCGTGGTCCACTGGTTGAGACGGTAGCGGCGGAAGGCGTTCTCCTTCGCCGGTGCCGCTTGAGCCTCCCGGCACGCCTCGGCCATGTCCTCTTCCTTCACGGTCACGTCCAGCGACGGATTCGCCTTCCGCCAGACTTTCGGATCGAGCCAGTCATCTTCCTGCTCGGCTTCCGCGATGTACGGGAAGAACGCCGTGTCCACGATCACGCCGCCGCGGACGTTCTTGGCGTACTGGTACTGTTCATACCCGATGCTCGTTCGGTCATAACCGGCTGTCGAGATAGACAGGAGTAGCGGTTGCCGGCGGGCCGCACCGCCGTAAACCAGCGTTTCCCAGAGGTCGCGTTTCGTCTGCGCGTGTAGCTCATCGAACAGCAGAAAATGCCAGTTGAGGCCTTCCTTCGTCGGCACGTCCGCCGACAGGGCTTTGTACCATGACGCCCGCTCCTCGAACACGATCCGCTTGACGGAGGGCACCGGCCTGAGACGGGAGGATAGGGCCGGCGAGGCGTTGACCATGTTCAGCGCTTCGTTGAACACAATGCCAGCCTGGTCGCGGTCGGACGCGGCGTTGTAGACTTCCGCGCCACGCTCGCCGTCGGCGATGAGCATGTAGAGCGACAGGGCCGATCCGAGCAGGCTCTTACCATTTTTTTTTGCAATCCAAACTCCGCCCTTGCGGAATCGGCGAGTGCCATCCGCACGCTGCCAGCCGAACAACGGCGCGATGATGTCCGACCACTGGTATTCGAGCAGTTCAAACGGCTGGCCAGCCCATCTCCCCTTACTGTGCCTCAAGAAGCGTTTGAAGAAATCGCGGACCCTCTCGGCGGCCTTGAGGTCGAAGCGGCAACCATCGTCCACGGCCAGCTCATCCGCCGACGAACGCACCCATTTCTTCGTGAGCCTGTCGATCTTGGCCGTGGTTGTGGTCATCCGATGAACGCCGCCAGGTCATCTTGTTCCGTCGTCGCCGGCTGTGCGTGGAGGCGCTGCCGACTCGACGGGTCCAGGCCGAACAGCGGCCCAACCTTTAGCATTTGCTCGACAGCCTTGCTGGCGACGTGGAGGTAAGGATTTTGGTAGACGCTGTTATCGCCCTTCAACATGGTGCCGCCGAATTTACTGAGCATTTGACGCGCCGATACCCAATCCGAATATGCCACGCACCAAACCGCCAGCATCACTCCGTCAAGGTCGGTGAGCATTCCTACGGCGTCAAGTTCCTGCGTCTTCCGCTGCCATTCCGCCTTCGCCACGTCGTCGAGGTGCTCAGGGCACGTTGGGACATGCCGCTTTGGTTTCGGCTCGCGCGGATTCAGCGGCTTCTTGCTGGCGTTGCCGCGTAGGATGCGGAGTTTCGTCGGGGTGGGTTTTCGGCCGCGCATGAAGGCGAGTATCGGCGGCGGGACAATCCTGGGGCAAAGCGGGGTAATTACATACTTGACGCACCAGCGTCTTGATCATGCCAAATCGACAGCGGAAAACTTTTCAGAAAATCGCAATAATATACCTCTTGCACCTTGACAACCACTGGTGCGACAGGTATATTGATAGTGTAGTCAACGCTGACTGCACGCGGCCACGGCGAACCAGTGGCGGGACGTTTATTTCGGAGGGCGAGCCATGACGCATCTGGAGCTGTTGCGGCGATGTTGCGATGCAGGGTTGGCGGCAGTCAGTGTGCCGCAGGAGTACGAGGCGGAGAGTGTGGTTCCTGGTGCGATCGTGTATGTCCGCAACGCCAGGCGCCCGGATGGGAGCGAAAGCGGCATCGGCGAAACATTCAACCCTTACGATTCGGAGGAGTTTTGGTGCGCCTACCGAGCTGAGTACGCCAGGCTTAAGGCGACCGACCCTGCTGGGGTCGCAGAAGCCGAAGAAGAGGAACGGACACAAAGAGCTGATCGCGTTGCTCGATTGAAATCCTGACACTCTGAGAGACTTACCCGGAGGAACATCATGACGAAGATCACTGTTATTGCGACGTGGTTCGGGACTCGCGGACAATACGTGTGCGATGCTGGCCGTGCGGGCTGCTGGTACAGCGACGATGGCGACAACTGGACAAGCCTTGATGGCCTGCCCGTCGATAGCCCTGAGTTTCACGCCGTCAGTATTCGCCTTGAAGGTGGCCAGCGTGATGGCGTCACTGTCGGATAACCGATGGCATCCACCAGGAGTCTCGCCATGCAATACGGTCAGTACATCGGCCCGACGCCGATCACCGAATACGGCTGCGTGAAGTGCCAGAAGTATCACCGGCTCGGCCTGGACCCTGAATTCGACGAGCACCTCTACCATCAAGCGAAACACGGTACGCGCAAGCGAGCGCCGCTCGGCAAGGCTGAAGAGTTCGTCGCCCACATGCTGGCGCAAGACCCGCCGCGAAAGGATGTGTGATCCATGAACGAACACGGCCCGGAAACGCTCCTCGAAGCGGTCCGCCATTTCAGCGACCTCGAAGTCTGTCACCAGTACATGCTCGCGCTGAAGTGGCCGGACGGGACGCCGCGCTGTCCGAAATGCGGCGGCGACAACATCGGCACCATCGCCACGCGCCGCCTGCTCAAGTGCCGACCGTGCAAAAAGCAATTCAGCGCGAAGACGGACACGATCTTCGAGGACTCGCCGCTGCCGTTGTCGTCGTGGTTCGTGGCCGTGTGGCTGATCGCCAACACCAAAAACGGCACGTCGTCTTGCGAGCTGGCCCGCGCTCTCGGTGTGACCCAGAAGACGGCGTGGTTCATGCTCCATCGAATCCGCGTGGCCATGCGAACGGGATCGTTCCGCAAGCTGACTGGCGTGGTTGAGAGCGACGAGACGTTCATCGGCGGCGCGTCGGCCAACATGCACAAGCATGTCCGCGAACGAAAGATCAAGGGCCGTGGTGCATCGGGCAAAGCCATCGTGCATGGTCTGCTGGAGCGTGGCGACAAGATCGCCGAGACGCTCAGTCAGGTGCGGGCCTCCGTGGTGCCGAACACGGAGGCCGAAACGCTCATGCCGGAAATCGTTCGCAACGTGGACCGCGACGCTATCCTCTGCACGGACGCGGCATCGTCCTATGGCGGGATCGGCTCGCGCTACATCCACCAGTTCATCGACCACGCGACGGCCTACGTTCGCGGGAAGGTCCACGTCAACGGAATGGAGAACTTCTGGTCGCTGCTCAAGCGGATGCTGCACGGCACCTACGTTGCCGTCGCGCCCTTCCACCTGTTCCGCTACGTTGACGAAGAGGCGTGGCGTTTCAACGAGCGCGGCATGGGCGACGGTGGGCGATTCAATCTTGTCATGCAAGGCGTGCTGGGCCGACGACTCACCTACCGGCAACTGTGCGCGATCGGCGACAGCGGATTCATGGGCATCCCCTAACACGGAGGTTGGACATGGCAGACGAACCGAAACCGACCGACGCGGGCAAGGCGTTCGCGGACCTGGCAAGCAAGCTGGTCCGCGTACCGAAGCGCGAGGTTGTTCGCGCCGAGAAGCGGTACGAGCAACGAAAACAGAAGCGGAAGAAAAAATCATGAGATTCAGCCCGGTCCTCAAAAAGTCAACCGTGGTGCGTCAAGTATGTAATTACCCAGCTTTTCGCTGCGCGGCCGCAACCCCGACGTGCTGACGTGCATCGCAAACCTGTCGAACGACGAGGTGTTCACGCCGCCCG